TTATAATTTAGATGTATTGTTTTTCACTTCTGCCATATCTTTCTGAATTTGAATGATTGGTTTTACAATAGCTCCTGTATTTTCCGAAATCTGTACCAATTCAAGATAAGATTGTGCTATCAAATCTCGCGTATCATCAGCGATATTCCTTGTTTCCGTATTTATGGAAAGTAGAGCATCTGCTTTTACTGTCAGTAGATTAAGTGATTGAGATTGAATAATATTCTGATTCTTTATCTCTTCTCCTGCAATCTGCAATGCTGTAAACCGCCCGTTCAACTCTTCGCCGGTATCTTGACTCATTGCCTGAAAGCCTTTGGATGAAGCTGACTGCGATGTTGATTCTTGCGAAATTTTATCATATCCGGTTGCTGCGGCAAGCTCGTCACGAAGCTTCATGGCTTCATCCACATAACCCATGTACTCATCCATCAGCTCCTTACGCTCATTATTATCAAGCGTACCATCATCTTTCATGGCTTCACCGAATTTGTCATACCATGTTCTCAGTTTGTCACTAAACTGTTCACCGATGGCATTTGACAGCATTGCCTGCATGAAATATTTGGATATGTCATCAGCAACATCCTCAGCACTCTTCTCCATATCCATCAGACTGCTTACAAAACTGTCATACATGGAATCGAATGACATTCCGGTCAGACCCTCATAAAGATTATCGGTCAACTCCTCCAGTTTGCCGGCCTGCTCAATATAATCATCAAGTTTATCGGTTACACGTTCACCATAACCACCTTTCCCGGCATTCTGCATCTTTGTCCATATATCAACATTACTACGGAGTTTTTCCATCTCTTCAGGTGTCAGCTCCCATAATGAAGAAGTTCCGGTAAAATTCTTATTTATGTTCTGTTGAATCCATTTCAAGTCTTCGGCAGACCATCTCATGTAGTATTGCCAGCTCTTATGTGAATTATGGTAACCCGCCTGTTCACGGGCGATATTCAGATAATTGGAGTTCTGCTCTTTCTGGTATTCATAAGCACTTCTATACGCAGCTACGGATTTCGTTCCTTTGCTTGCCTTTATCTCATCTGTCAATGATTCGATAGAAGTCTGTAGCGTCTCGTTACGGTCGGTAAGACGATTAATGGAATCCTGTACCTCCTTTGCATTGCTTCCACTCCAATTAATTACCCCACCTAATGATGTGATACTTGTCAAAGCTCCTTTTATTGTTTGCAAACCACCAGTAACAATAGACATTGGTTTCATTAGGTCTATACTTCCAAGTCCATCCAACATCTCGCCAAACCCGGACATTGTTCCCTCCAACCATTCAGGTGTTTTTGTACCAAGCGTTTCCATGATACCGATAACTTGATTACCGGCATCGACATATTGACCTATCTCATCAACGCCATGATGTAAAACGGTAGTAGCTTCCGATATCGCTTTCTGTTTGTTGTTTTTTGCGCTTTCAAGAGTAGCCTTTGCATTCTTCTTTTCTTCGTCTGTACCTTCTTTGAGCGTTTTGTTATACGCTTCCTGCGCTTCACGTTGAGCATCAGTGGCATCTTTAAGGGATTTAAAGGAAACAGACATAGCTTCAAAAGGATTGCGTTCTGAAACCTTATCATCAATCCTTTCGATAGCATCTACCAGTTCTTTAAGGTTTTCAGGAGATAAATCCTTTTGAGATGATATAAAGTCTTTAAGGTTAACTTTCAACTTTTTCAAAGTATCAGTAGAAACCTTGTCAAGATTACCAAAGACTTGTTCCCAATTCATATTTTTCTTGAATTGTTCAGCATCAAGTTTGAATATATCTTCATTCTTGACTTCTGTACGCTTCTCAACGCTTCGGTCTATTTGGGCTATTTCACTGGCATCACCTTTGGCTTCCGCTTTCTTACGGGCTTCCTGCAATATTGAAATATCATCATTAAATTTCTTTTCAATGGCAAGACGTTCATCGGCATAAGACAAATAGCGCTCTGCCAAATCCTTATATATTTTTTCATTACTGATAATGGCTATCTTGTATAGTTCATCATAATAGTTTTGCTCATCATCAGACAGCTTTATATCGGTGGCATCAAAAGACTTGCCTTTATTCTTCGGATTAGCTTCCCATGCAGCGCGAGTATCCTCAACTTTCTTCCGCAAAGCATCTTTTTTTTGTCGGTCAATAGCCTGCATCTCCTTTTCAAAGTTGAGTTCCATTTCAGCGATAGTCTTGGCAGAACCTTCATCCATAGCTTTGATTCGGGCTTCATCAACTTCCATCTGCAAATCTTCGGCAGAACGTTGCTGTTCTAATGATTGCTTATCAAGGAGGGCATTATATTTATCAGTCTGCTTACGAAGTTTCTCGGTTTGATTATCTTGTTTGGTTAATGAACTTCCGGTAATACCGCCCAAATTTTTATAGGCTTTTTCAGTTGTTTCTACTCGTTTCTTAGCTTCTTCATATTGCTTTGAAGTAAACTTGGATTTATCCTTTTCTATTTCAGAAAGTTTCTTCTTAGCATCATCCCAGTCTTTCTTTGCTTTCTCATAATCCTGCTTGTAGGTAGTAGGGGATTTCTTTTTAGCCAATGCTCCATTAATTGAAGAAATAACGCTTTCTAAATCCCCACCTTTAACCATCATCCCGTTTACAACAAAACCATTGCGTTTGGATGCAGACGATTGAGCAAGTTTCAATTCCGCTTCAAGCTTCTCCTTAGAATAGTTTTTAAGATTGGATTTGTAAGCGGAAATATTATCATCCAACATGTCTTTCTGATACTTTTTTAAAAGTTCAGAGTTTTTCTCCATTTGCTCACGCACCTGTACGTATGACTGATTACCAGAAAACCATTTCCATATTTCTTTATCAGAATCAGACATATTCTTCCGTAAATCGGAATTATCAAATAGCTGCAAATATCTCCGTTGATTAGCAATCGTTTGTTTTAGAGCATTATAATCATCTCTCCTGCCTTGAACAGAACGCCTTGAATCTTCTTCGTTTATTTTTTGCTTCAACTTCAAGATATCCTCCAACTTTAGCTTTTCAATATCGTATTGTTCGAAAATTTTAGGGTATTCTTTACGAAGTTCTTCTAATGATTTTTGCCGAGTAAGAGTAGCCAAACTCTCATCACGAGCAGCCGTCAATAATTCCTCGATTTTCAGCTTGTGTTCCTGTTCTTTTTTTAATGCTGCATCTTTAATGCCGTTATATTCTTTTTGAGCACGGGCGGCAGCAGTTGTACTGTCAGACATTGCCCACATAGTAGCTGTTAATCCAACAAGCACCGTAGCCAATGCTACATAAGGATTAGTAAGCATAGCAGCATTTAAAGCCAACTGCGCCTTTCTTGCTAATAAACGGGCATTGGTAAGTCCAATCTCCACAAGAGTATGTTTACTTTCGGCAGCAGTAACAAGCATCACTGCGGTCCGGTATGTACCATAAGTAACCACTAATCCAGCCAAGACCTTACCTACTGTTTCATAATTCTGAATCAACGAAGTTGTCATTTGAATACCGTCCATGATAACACTTTCCGACTTAGTTCCCAATTCGTTAAACACGGAATCCAAAGCATCCTGCATCATAGACAACTGACCATTGATAGTCTTTGAAGCATTCTCAGACATATTATAGAACTTACCACCTGCGGAAGTTGCATCAATGAATGCCTGTTGAACCATTTCAGCGGAAACAGCACCTTTGGACATTTCATCTTTCAAAGTTGCGATAGATTTTCCGGTCTTTTCGGAGATAATCTGTAACGGGTTGAATCCAGCGTTTATCATTTGATTCAAATCCTGCCCCATAAGTTTACCCGCTGCTGACATCTGTGAAAATGCCAAAGTCAGCGAATTGAACTTACTGGATTCCCCCATAGAAATATCACTAATGGCTTTCAAGTATTTGATAGTGTCTTCTGCTTGTATGTTAAATCCAAGCATCATCTTTTCTGCTCCAACCATATCTGACATAGTAAGTGGAGAAATCTTAGCCAGCTCCTTGATTTGCGGAATCAGTTGCCCTGCCATATCCTTTCCAACCATAGTCTCAATAGCGGTCTGCATGGATTGAAATTCTCCACGAACACGAATTATTTCAGAACCTAATGCCTTTAATACTCCAGCACCACCAATAACCGCCAATGCTTTCTTCCAAGAAATAGCGATACCGTTGTTACTTTCTACGATTTCCTTAGCATTATCATTGTAAAGGGCGTATTCATCCCGAAGTTTCTTTACGGAAAGACGCGCTTCGGCTTGTTGTTGGGTTAATCCAAATAAAGCCGCCTTTTCTTCATCAAGAGCTTTGCGGGCAGCATTGTATTCTTCTAACTTGCCATTTGCTGATAACGGATTCCTTTTCAATGCTATACGATAAGCATCCCCAAGTCGTTTTACATCCGCTTCAATATCCTTAACTACCGTTTTTTGAGCAAGAATCTTCTCTGTGAATCCATTCACTACCTGAGAAGCATCGAAGATTTTCCTTTTGAATCCTGTTTCCATCTCTGCTCCAGCTTTGGCTGCATTAGTCACCAACTCATCCAATTTTTGGTTGGATGCAGCAAGTTGGGTATTCAAAGCCTTGAAAACAGCAGGAGACTGCGTGCCATCCATGCTCATTAACTCCTGCTTTAATTTTGCAATTTCATTACGAAGTCTTACAACTTCTTCCCAGTCACTACCTACCTTAAAATATAATTTCGCCATATCTATTTCTTTTTCCTACGATTAGCCAATTCCTTACCACTGATTCTATTCACCTTCTGACCACCATATACTGCGTGTAATTTATCCCGTTGCATCATCAGCAGATTCCGATAAGGGATAATCTCAAACACTTCTGTATAACTCAGATGCAGCGTGTCAATCAAATGGGCTATCTGCCCGAAGAACGTTGTGTTTCCTACTGTTTCGGTTTTGCTGCCAGCATCGACACGTTCCTCATCGAGCTGACACACTGAAAAGCCGAAATATCCATCATGGAAAAACACACCTCCAAAGCATTCCTAACTTCTTCAAAAGTCCCGTTCTCCAAATTATCAGCCAGTTCCTCACTGCCACAGATGAAACAAGAAATGCCTTTCAGCATATCTCCAGTAATTTCAGGAAGTTCTTTAATAGCTTCCATGACATTATCTCCAGTCATGCCGATATTGGAAAAATGATGAATGGCACGACAGATAATTTTAATTGTAGGAGGTTTAATGGTATAAACCATCCCTCCTATCTCCACATTCATGAAATCCAGCCCTAACAAAGCATTAGAAACCGTTTTTGCTGCTTGATTCATATTCTTAAACTAAAAGGGGGAATGGTATATATCCATCCCCCGGTTATCACTCTTGTGCTTTTACCAATGTTATCTCTTTTTTAAGAGTGGTATCAACTTCAGAAGGAGTGGTTTTAATATCTCCTGACTGAGTGACGTACCCCACTTTCGACACTTCATAGTGAACGGTAGCCCCAGCATTCACCTGCTTTGACTTGACCGTTGCACCGTCCAGCTTTACGGTCGCATCGGAAGGAGTAGGTACAATGGTTACTGTAGTTCATGCCTGCAAAGCTTTAATCTGCCCTTCTTCATAGTTATACTCAGAAGAAACACCTTCGATTCCCGATTCCTGCACCAAGCCTTTTACAGCGATTGCAATTGCCTTATCCGTATTGGCTTCACGGGAAACAATACGGCATTTTGGGAAGATGAACCAGACATCATCATCGGTCAAACAGAACAATGCTTTGTTAATGACCACTTTATCCAAAGCACGCTTCCAACCTACATCTTTAGATGTTGCCTGAATAACATCGCCACCCATGAACGCTTTCTTGGTCTTCCAGTCATATTGTCCGATAGAGAAAACGGGCGATACTTCTCCCGGCACATCATCGTAACGGTAATTTTTTCCCGTTAATTGGTTCTTGTACCCAGTGACAGAGGCTTCCGTTTCCTCAATCTGCCACGTTTCCCCGTGTACATTCAAAACCTCATCTTTCGCTTTGATAGCGGCTTGAATCAAAGTCTTTGCGATTTCGGGGGTAATGTCTGCCGTTACCTTATCAATATCGGCAAACAAGATTCTTTTTATTCCTACTGCTGAAATCATAATCTTATAGTTTTACATTTATTACTTCAAATAAAATTCTCACATTCACGTAATGGCATTTCAAAGCTGTATCCGCTTCCGTGCCAATTGATTCGATAGAGTAACGATAGGTTGTACCGTCATAGGTGCTTACTACATCATCAAGCAGCTTGCCAGCCTTTCTTTCAAGTTCGTTAAGCCGGATTGTGTTCGCTTCATTCTCGCTTAAATTGGGTACACATAGATTCACTTCTGCGAAAGCTTTCTTCCAATACTTTCCCGGCTGTTGTTTCTTCGTGTGGATGACAATCCTTTCGGACTTCAATTCACCCGTCAGCGTTTCACCATCAGGCACTATATCTACTCCGAAAGCCTTGCAATCCCGGTAGAGAATGTTTCCTATGTCGGTAGTTACTATCATCTTTCAAATCGTTTTTTACATCTTTCCTCAGTTCTTACTGCTGCACTTCCCGCCACTTCGTAACCTTTGGATTCTACGAATGACGCATAATCAGCTTCGTTTTTCAGAGTCAAGCCATCTTCATTAACCTCATAATCATTCGATTCTCTCAAATGCCCTGTACAGTCCCGATAACTCCCAGTCGCTTTTGCATCTTCAACGAACATCTCCCCCTCTTCCTTCATTCCTGCAATAACTTCTGTTTTACCTTCCTGGAAGAAATCATCGACATCCGAAAAGTCTGCATCTATTCCAACCATATTACTCTATAGGAAAAATAGTTTGTTTCCAAAGGGCTTTTAGCAACTCCTTCACCTCTTATGCTTCCATCGGCATTCAAACAACGAACCTCTGCACCTGCTTCAACCTTTGACGGCTTGTCAAAGACTACCTTGTACTTGAAATCATACAAAGCACCATTGATAGATACTTTCTTTTCCGCACTTACATCATCACAACGGCATTTGCATACCTCCTGCCAGTATTCACCACCTGTACCGGGAATGGGTCTTCCGAACTCATCCTTAGCCATCGGAGTGATAACTTTTACCTGCAATATGTGTGGAGCGAATATCATAAAAAAGTCACTTTAGGTTTGTTACTCAGTTCGTCTTTCAAACCGTACTGTTTACACAGAAATGAATAGTAATCCTTAATGCCTTGAATGTTCCAAGACATAGAAAAACCGCTTTCGCTGATGGAAGTGGCACGAAGCAATAGAGAGGGGATGAACTTCGCAATTGCCACCGACACCCGTGTTTGGCAATCCTCGTTCATCTCACCCCCTCCGCTTATCTTTGCGTTCAGACATATATCGAAAAGGTCAGCCTCCGACAAGTTAACGCCGAAGGTCTGAAACTTCTGTAATATATAATCGTTTACTGTCATGCGTTCATCTCACTCAAATCGAAGTTCACAATCAGGTTCGGGTTCGCAATCTGCGGAATCCATTCGGCTGTGTATTCCAGATAGCGACCATTGCCATCCTTGTAACCTGAAATCAGCATATCGCCATCTGCCTGAGTGTAATTACGTCCCGGTACACCATCCACAGCTTCATAAGGAGTGTGGAAGCGCATATAACCGATTTTATCCTGCGGAAGCAGGGAAATACGACCATCTGCATAAATGGGGATATTCTTACCTGTTTGGTCTACCACATAATCTTCCTTGATTTCAATAGTCGGAAGTCCGATACCCGTAAAAATAGCAGAAGCCAGTTGCGAAGTGATAATCCCGGTGGACATATACATCTCGTTGCCTGTAAGCTGCATCTTGAACTTATCACCGAACTCGCTTGACCCGATGATGTTCTTGACGAATGTGCCACGGCTCATAATCATCTTGGGGAATGTGCCGTAAATAGATTTCAGTTCATTCAGTTTCTGCTGCAAGTAAGTGACGAAATAGTCTTTATCCTCTGTGTCCGGCTTGATAAACTTGAACGGCAAGTCGATGTTCAATAAGTCAATTCCTCCGGCATTGTCGTCCTTGTTCTTCACGCTTGCTGCTCCAGTCATCAACAGAGAGCCTACGATAATGTCCATACGCTTGTGTGGTGCCAGCAATACCTGACGGTAATCGTCATAGATGAAGTCCACGATGTCACGCATGGCAGCCTTCTGGTCTTCCGGTTTGGCAGCATTATACTTGTCTATCAAGTCCTGTAAATCAGACAAGCGGTCGATTGAGATTTGGTATCTATCACCCAAATAGGCGATTTCGCCATATCCCGAACCAATATTCCTACGTTCACGGATAGGCTTTTCACCATAACGGGAGTTGATGGAACCGGCCATCACACCCGTAACCTGACCAATGTAGTCTTTGAATACACGGGTAGTTGTTCTGCGGAAGTCAAGATACTGCCGCCAGTAGATAGTGTCCTTTCTCGTTTGGAGGACACGCTGAATCACTGCATTTACAATGTTCGGGTCATTAAACAATGTCTGAATAGTTAGCATCATATCTTAGTCCTCCTTCCTTTATTTTGTTGCGATTACACCTGCTGTTCTCAAAGACGCCAAAAGAGCATTCAATTTCGTATGTGCATCTTCTTGCCCAGTAGCATCATCCACTTTAACACCCTGTTTTACACCTCCAAGTGCGGAAGCAGTAGCTGCTGCTAATGTAAATTTGTTAGCTTGTGATGCAACACCATCCAATTTAGCTTTATCTTCCTTACTCATCAAGCCATCCTGGCTGGAAGAAGCCTTTGGAATAGATACGGTTTCTTTTTCTTGTCTAACATCTGGAGCATTAAACTGGAAATGCGGCATATTAGCCTTGTCAATATCAGCGAAAGGCATTGCCAGCTTGGTAGGTTCAATTTCAAACGCGCGCATCAGAAGAGCTACCAACACGATACCGTCCTCTACCTGTTTCCTTTCATACAGGGCTGAGTTTGCAATAACCTTCGGAGTAGTTCCGTCTGCTGCCGTTGCTTCATAAAGAACTGTTCCAGCTTCCAAATCCTCCCCGAAGTCTGCCGCCAGTGTCAATTTATCGAAAGCCTTGTCAGACTTGTCGATAGCATTAATTGTCGCTCCATGTGCGCCGTTACCCAAGTGCATACCCTTGTAAGCCAAAGAGTTCTTTTTGATTTTCAATGTGGTATTGGAACCTGTTGTAAACTTTTCATATACTTCCACACGGATAGCCACTTGGGATGTTTTCTTCACCAAGTCAGCTGCAATCGGTGTGAATGAGGGCAAGTACGAGCCGACAACGAGGTTGGTTGTGTCCAACTTGTACGGGCCTCTGCGTCTGCGTCCGGTTTCTACGTCGTAGCGTTCTTCCTGCTCAACTTCCGGTTCAAGATTATACTTAAATCCTGCTGCCATAAAATCACTGTTTTTGTTGTTCTACAATTTCTTTAGTGTCGTCTGCAATCATTTTCGCAAACGCCTGAGTCTCATTCTCCAGTTCTTTTTTTGCTGTATCTGGAGGAACTACACCCTTAAAGCCATCATTCGCAAACTCCTGCTTCAAGTCCTTGAAGTATGCGTCCAAGTCCTCATCGTCCTTAATGGCGCATCGTTTGGCGTAGTTTTCGGGAATACCATACTCCTTTGCCTTTGCCAAAATCTGCTGGCTACGTGTTGCTTGAGCCTTTTCTGCTTCAAACTGTGTTAGCTTATCAGAAAGGTTCTTGTTGGAGTCAATTAAAGCTTGCGCCCATGCAGGCACATCGTCTTTATTCTCTTCCGTTTTGGTAGTAGTGGTAGTCTCGATTGGCTTACCGTCTTTAAGGTTATGCCTCTTCTCGTAGTTAGTCACTGCTGTTTTTGAAGCATCCCCGGCACGGAAATCACCATAGGAGTTAAGCACGTCCGAAAAACTGATACCCTCAACAATGGAGTTTACCTTTGTCTCGTCCGTTACACCCTCTGCCTTTTTAGTAGCGATTCGGGTTAAGATAGCAGTGTCCACCCCAGCGAATTTCTGTTGTAGCCCTGCCAAGATTTGTTCTAAGATTGTCATACCGTATGAATTTGATTTATAAATTTCTACGGTAAATTTCGTTATTTATAAAGAAGGTGAAAAATTATCAGATAGGTGATACACGACAATGAAACGATTGTCGTAAAATGATATAAAAAAGGCGTGAAACCGAATGGAATCACGCCTAAATATTCTTCTTATGAACTAATCAGAAACCCAACATTGCAGCAGGAGGAATATTCAAAACTCGACATAGCAACCTCGCAATTTTGAGGGTCGGTTCCGAACGTCCAGAAATATAGTCATTCACACGCGATGGACTTATTCCAATCTCACCAGCAAGTTGCTTTTGACTCATCCCTTTCTCTTCAAGGGATAGCTCTATCAATTCCGCAACAGTCGGTTTTTCTATCGGATAATGTTCTTTTTCGTATGCTATCACAATATCGGACATAACTGTAAGCTCCACCGCATTCTTATCATTTGAAGGCGTATTGTCATCAACCAATGGCAGAAGTTCCTCCACTCTCGCCAAAGCAAATTCATACTGTTCTTTCGTTACTTTATTCATACTTCTATCTCTTAAATGGTTGAACAATCTATCTTATCGTAATCTTTATGAGTACCAACCCAGCGAATGAAGACGTACCCAATTGTAAACTTAACAACGACAACCAACCGATAGTTGTTGCCTCTGATATTGAAAACGTAGTGTTGGTTGCCTACATAGTCAGCAGAAAGAAAATCCACTTTAATGTCTGATAGGTTCTTCCATTCAGCTTTTTCCGCTATATCATACCAACGTTCTAAGGCTATGCGTGAATCTTCATAGCCTTTCGTCTCGTAGAACTCTTTCAATTTCTTATGTGATACAATCCTCATACCTCTTTTGTTTGATGCAAAAATATGAATTAATTTTGAATTATAAAATTTTTCCAAAGATTATATTCTACAATATAGAATTTAGCAATAAAAAAGCGGAACTAAATTAGCTCCGCTCAATAGTACGATAAGAACATGAAGTAATGAATTATCCTTTGGAGTTAGGAGACGCTGCATTGTTATTCTTTGCCGCTTGTTCCTCCTTGATTTCTGCAAGCTCCTCTTCTACCCTATCAGCGTTCCCAGCAAACATAATGCCCTCACGTCTTGACCATACACCACCACTAACAGCGGAGACAGCCGTAGTAACCTTATCGTTCAAATCATCAATCATATATGGAACCAGTTCTGTTTCTATGTCAATGGTCTGCGATGCCTTGCTAAACTCGGTTGGATTGATAGAGCCTAAAGCGGAAACAATGAAATTTACTCTCCGCTGCAAGAACTCGCCGATAACCTCACCGTGATTTTCTACCGCCATGTGTGCACCCATGAACATAAAGCGGAAAGCGGTTCCTGATGCTTTGCCTACCCCCTTCAACGTCTCAAAGGATATTCTTGGAGTGTTTGACATATCATAAGCCATATTGGTGAGTGTTTCTGCTTCAAATTTTACGGTATCTGGCACCTGATTCCATGTTAAATATCGTGCACCAGCCCCCTCTCCTTCCAGTTTTACCATTCTATCCTTTGTCTTACCAGTGAACCCTATCACTTCACCAATTAATTCCAAAATGGGGAAAAAATGATAGTCAATGCAATCCGCGTAATTAGAAAGAAGTTTTTCCAACCGGACACGGAAAGTCTTAATCTTTTTGCAATAAGGTTCGGGCCGATAAGCGTAGAGAACCGGTAGTTTTGGGAATCCATGAGCAAAAGGAGTTCTTTCTTCATATCCTTTAGACAAATCCCATTGATAAACCATTTTGTCCGTGATAGTCATAAAGCAGATGACCTCCGAATCATCCATGAGCTTCTTTTTATACTCACGTGAGAAAGCAATCATTTTACCTTCGTCGTTAAAGAACGGGTATAGCTTATCACCTCTGAATGGAGACCATAACACGCTTTTCAGTTTCTTGGTGGGCTTGACCTTGCCACCGAACGTAGTTTTAACTTTCTTCCAAAACTTTGCCCAAAACGAATCATCATCGGTAACATACCAATATTCTGCCGCTTCTTGTTCGGAGAGCCAGGCACGGACAATCTTCTTGTTTTGGTATTTGATTTTGTTGGATTTAAATACAGCCTTTACCGCATCCAGCAGCTTCTTTTCATCATCATCAGTCGGAGTGCAATCCATAGACGGTTCTGTGCCGACCGTGAAAGCAGTTTGAATATTCACTATATCTTGTTCCAATGGAATGGAAATACGGTTCACCGGTTCAGTCTTATACTTTGCTTCGATTTCATAAGTCTTACCAGTTTTTTCATCGAAGTGTTTCTCTGCTTCTTTTTCAAGAACCTTTCTGTCCGGATATTTCTTTTCGTCAACCATGATTTCATGGCGTTCCGGATTCCAATCATCCCAAAGTTCACAACGGTCAGGAAGTTTAGTCTTCCTACCTTTCTTCAGGTAGTTTATCTTCTGCCCGATGTCAGACAATGCTAATATTTCTTCTAAATTCAATGGCATAGTTTATATTTTTAATGTGTGAATATTCCTGTTAAATCTTTCGGCTTCTGAATTTTACCAAGAAGCTCACCCAATACATAGTAACGTACAGCATCTATTCCGTGATTGTCATGGTCTTCCGGTTCGTTGATATAGTTCCCATCCTTATCCTTTGCCCAGACATAATTTCTGTACTCCCTTTGAAGGTTGTAAGAACGCTTGGTTATGTAAATATCCATTCCCTGCATCTTGTCAATACCGGCATTGATAGAGCCTTGCCCTTTCTCTACCGGGTAAATCTTGATACCTCCGTTATGGATTTCCTGAATAAGTCGTGGGTCTGCACTGTCAGCTATCACCTTTAGATTCCACGGACGGAGAGTCTTAATTATATCCCCAGATAGTAAACCTGTACGGTAATCCACTTCGTCCAAATATAGCGCATTGTCTATGATTCCACATCGGATAGCTGCTGTAGGGTCGTTAGTATAACCAAAATCCAGCCCAATTCCGACCCTCTTACACCACATCGGGAACTCATCCACAATACCCCATTTCTTGAACACAGCACCCTCAGCCACATCAGCCCAACGACCGATAACCACATGAGCATATTTCTCCGGGGTCTTCTCCTTCATCTCCTCGACTTCTCTCAGAAACTCAGGAGAAAGGTTCTCGATATTGTCGAAATATGTCGTATGGATATGAAGGACATTCGGATGAGTGGAAATCTGAACCTGCACACCATCAATCTCTACCAGTTTATGAGTGTTTTCGATGTATTTCTTGTAGATGAAGTGATTGGAATCGCAAGGATTCATAATGATGATAATCCGGTTCTGAATCCCTTTCTTACGGATGGAGAGCATTATCTTGTCGAACTCATCTTCGCTTGTCCACTCTTCCGCTTCATCGCAGACGAAAGTCGTAATGCCTTGAATGGATTTCAGTTTTGCTGTCTGGTTCCCGGAAGAAGTCTTGATACCCCGAAACATGATACGGCTCTTAGTCATCTTATTGACTATGTCCGTCTTTGTGGTCTTGAAATATTTCGTGGTACCGTCCAAATCTATCTTCTCCATCATTTCGGGGATGATAGACATACCGGCAGAAACCATCGTGTAACGGGTGTAAAGAATCTGATGAACTATTTTCTCTACGGGAGTCATTTCAAAAGTCAACCGCTCAATAAAGGTAGAAGCATTGAAAGACTTTCCGCTACCACGCCCACCGGTGATAAGAATTATAAATTTTTCCTTATCCTCATATAATGGATGGTAAATTTCTTGAGGTACTATCATTTCAGCTTGTCTTTAATCCAAGAATCAATGTTGATGCCGTGCTCTATGTCTGTTGGAATATCAGCATCTTCATCTTGTTTGCGTTCAATCTTTCTCCAATCCTCATCATGGTGATACAGCCAAACGGACATTGCTTGCAAATTTGGTGCTAACTCACTTTCGCTAACTTGTAATTCGTCCTCACCTGTCAAATTTCCCTCTGAATCACGGAGCTTTCTTACCACGGTGCTTTTGGTTTTTATGCCACCAAGCGCCATTGCAAGGAATTTAGCCCTTACAGTGGCATTGATTGTCGCACGCCCACGCGCTAAGACTTCGGATATTTCGGTGTACTCACTTTTCTTTTCGCAGAATGTTTGAGGCAAAATCCCTATGGCATAAGCAATTTCCTTGTCAGTGAATCCCTTTTTGGCATACGATTCCACGAGAGAAAGAAATTCCTCGCTTGTATAATCAAACTTAGGCTTTCTTCCTCCTTTACCTTTTCTGTTTTGAGATTCACTATTATTCATAAACTTATCCGTTACTTAAAGCAAATTTCCCCGTTCCAACCCTTTTATTTCGATTAGAGAAAAACCACATACCTCTTTGCTTCATAGATGATTCAAACGCATTTATAACACGTGCAGCCCTTGGATTATTTCCATAACCCTTTTGAATTGTACGAGCCTGCGCCTCTAATCTCCGAAATTGTGCACTTAATTCATTCAAACTTTTCCTTCTGACTCAATCTTCTTCTAAATTTAATTAATCAATCCTTTCTATTTGTTCATCAAATACTTCTCCCTTTATGAACTTCATATCAGGGTCATACCCGAACCTTTCGCAGAATGCGGCTTTAGCTTCATAGGTATCAAAGGACAATATCACATAGGCATCCATGTTCTCGGCTTGCTTCTGTGCGTTTTCTTTCACCTGATGCTTGACCTCTTTCATGTGGGCAACCTTTTCGGCACGTTCCAACTGCTTGGCGGCTTTATCGGCTTCTTTCTGTTCGGAAACTGGGACCATCATATCAGACAAAGCATCCGCAATAGAGTTTTCCTCTTCGGTCTGCAAAAGATAGTCGACACCAATCATATTCAAGTCAGCATCGGTCAGACCTGCATCTTTCCAGTCAATATCAGGAACAATACGGGCAAGAGCGTCAAAATCCCATGTACCTTGTGCATTCGGGTTGTTCATTAGAATGTTTAACTCCTTTTCCTGCTGCTCGTCCACGTCTATGACATCGACACGAATACGGTAGTCGTTATCGGGAAACTTTTGCAATTCGTCCATGACAGACAAACGCTGGTGCCCGCTGACTACGGTAAGCCCGGTACGCTTATTCACAACTATTCCACCTACCAATCCGAATTTCTTGATGCCACGTTTCAGTGTCTTACGTGATTCATCAGATAGTTTTCGGGGATTATAATCCGCAAAGTGAATGGCAGAACGATTAAGTTCCACCGATTCACTCTTTATGTATTTTGATAATTCCATATTAGCCGTTGCTTAGACCCATATATTGTCTATTCGTAAATCGTTTAAAGGCCATTCCGGGAACATTTCCAGTTATTTTTTCAATATTTTTAGAATATCTTGTAGCCGCTCCACGCACTCTATATATTCTATTCTGAGCACGTTCATTGGTTGCCATTCTTCCTATAGAATCCAATATTCTATCCCTTTGTGAAAATATTTGTGCAATAGATTTTCTTCTAACTCGGCATTCCTCCTATTAATTTTGTTGATTATGATACTCCCAAAGCACTCTTTCAGCCATTGGGAAAACTTTGTAAATTCTCTGTAAATCCTGCGGGTAATTCTTCTCCATCCAAAGCATACAATCAAGATTGAAACCTACTCCCGAACTGGCTTTCAATGAATATCGAACTGGCTCGGGTAGATTGTGTTGCTTCATGTAAGCAAGTATATCCTTTTGTGTCCAATCAGCCAAAGGATAAACCATACCGTTATTCTCGTAACCGTTTACCTCATACCCTTTCAACATAAGCCTACGATTCATACCATCAGCTTTTTTCATGCCTAAGAATGTATAATAAACTCCATGAGTAAGCTGCATAGCCTTTACCACATCTGCCAACTTCAATAGCTTTACTTTCGGATTTGGCACACAATACATACCGCCACGGAGAATATAAGTGAGGTTCCAATGTGGTACTTGAACAAACTCTATCTTCGGATACTTGGCTTTAGTCCAGTTTATCCAATGGTTAATGTGCTCCAAATTCTTGACAAAGTACATGAACACACAAACAATCCGGTCAAACTTCGGATAGATTAAATCAAGCAGAACAAGCGAATCTTTACCAAGTGATAAAAACAGTAAAGCCTCATTCGATTTTACCCGAATGAGGTCTATATATCGGTTCGCTTGTTCTACCTTGCTCATAGCTAACCACCACTTAAACCAAATGAAGTACGAAGGTCACTATAACGCTGTCTGCGTGACCCCAACTGTGATGTACCAGCTTCACCGCCACGTCTGGCAACCAATCTACCACCAGCCCCTGCACCGTTCATATTTCTGCGAGGCCCGGCTACTCTGTTAATTCTTCTTGCGACTCTGCTTTCTAATTTTAAAAGTTAAACAAATCAATCTATATATTTCTCTAATATCTTGCCCAAAGTATAATCCATTTGTGCGGCAAGATATTCTTCGCCTTGATGTTCGTAAACAATATCATTACCGTTTTCATCTGTGAGAATTACTGCTTCTGCGTTCTTTACCTCTACAATGATATAAGGACGCTTGCCCGTATATGCACCTGTCAGAAGCTTGATTGCATCGTACTTGATAGGCTTCAATTCTACCTCACCTTCTTCAGGCAGTTCTGCATCAGCCGGATATTCTTTACCGCCACATAGGTAAGTGATATACTTCTTAGCGTTAGTTGGTCTGATTTCACGGTATTCGTGGGTTTTCTTGCCTGCCAAGATTTCATCGAAATACTTCTGTTTGATGCTTAATGTAAGAATGTTCATAATCGTGTCAAATTTAAATTAATACTCAATAGTTGCGGGGGGCTGAATCGAACAACCGACCTTCACCAAGTCAAAGTGAAAAGCTACCACTGCTACACCCCGCGATAGTACCCCAAAGGTACTACCACAACCAAAGATAACGAAATATCTTCAATCGTTATACACGACAATCGGCTTATTGTCGTGAACTAAGCCATTTGTCCCGTCTTTCTCTACACGCCTCTAAGGTAGGCGCACAACAAGCAAAGAGTTCACCACTTTCAGTACGGTAGTCGTACTGGTACATTCTCACTCTTTTACCTCTCAACCTGGTGTTGTAGGTAGTGTAATTCTCTTTACCAGGTTGGCATACGCTGCAACCGTTTTCGTTTATTGAGTTCATAATCAATATATTTAATGTTTAGCATTCAATCTCTCTTCACTCGTATAAGCCACTACAAGCCCAGTTTTGTCGTGCTGTATGGTGATATACTTTTCGTTCTTGTCAATGGTAGTAAAGTCGTACATGGTACATAGCTTGCCCAACGCCTTGCCCAGTTGTTTCATTAATGGGGCTTCGGGGCTGATAACTAAAACTAAATCCGCTTTCATAATCGTATATATTAAGCATTAATACCTATTGCGTTTCTCATAAAGTTGCCAGCCTGTTCTACAGACATATTCAGCTTCTTTTGAATCAGAAGAAGCATACAGCTTACTTGTTCTTTTGTGTTCAAATTGCCTTGTACAAACTCTGACATGATGAATTTCTCTATTGTTCTTTGTTTAATTACTGATGTTGCCATAATCGTATATCTTTTAATTGTTATTACTTTGTTTCTGATGATGCAAAGATAGTATATTATGTAACAAATAATACTATTTATATAGTTAATAAATTATAAATATATTATTTTACGTAACATATAATAATTATATAAGTATATTTGCATCATGGAAAAGGAAGATAAAAGAAGAGTTATACACGTAGAAATGAAAGCAACTGGTAAGCATAGGTACTTTGCTTCACCTGCTGCCATCTATGATGTATTTTCAAGTCAAGAACTTGGAATTGCCCGGCAGTCACTTCTTAACTACTGGCAAAAGACGGAAGAACCTTATGAAAATGCTATTTGCATTATAAGAAAGGGAGAATTAGAACGAAAAACCAAAATTAAAAAGGAGGAATAATCATGGAAAAAAAATTGATAGTAACAGCAAAGTATGGCTCATTGGAGTTTGAAGAAGTTGCATACCCGTACAACCCCAATGCGCATCAAGAACAACTTGATTCTTGTATTTCCAGTATCCACCAAAAGATGAAAGAAGCAGGAAAGTATGAAATGAAAGATTCTTTTGAATATTCGGAAAAAATTGAGGAAAAGCCGGAGCATTAAACCCCGGCATTCACTTGATTAGCCCTTTAACTTTCAACCGATTTACGATTTCGGTATAAAGATACTCTATATCCCCGCTGAAATCCCCATAGTTCTGATACAAAAACACGACATCAGCGCAGTTGTCGGAAATTGTACTCTTGGACTGAACCCCAAGTACCCTTGACATCTCTTCGCGTAACCCTGCTGTCATTTTTCCACCGGCAAGCGAACTTGGAGAAAACAGGTACAGGATAATGAAAATGAATTTTTTCCGCTGGGTCACACTGTCAATATTCGGTGGGCATCCCCTCTCATTCAGCACCTCGACAAATATCTTGTAGATTTCATGGATAAGGCTTTTGTCTCTCAAAATCGGAGCGGTTAAGGTGTTTTCTTCCTCTGAAAGTTCTGATTTCTCGATACGAATCTTTTTAAGACGAATGATTTTATTAAAATCCAGCTCCATAACACGATTATTTTAAAAGTAAATAGTATATTTGCATCATAATCGTGTGAGGGAGGATTGAGTGGTCGTGCGCTTGGTTCTCCTTTTTTATTTTACAGAGTTATTCTTTTCCTGAATAATCCGATTTTGCTCGTTCACCTCCCTACCCCATATCATAGCGGAATAGATGGCTTTTGCATACAAAAAGAGTTCCTCACGACTGGTAAGGAACTCAACTCGAAGGGCTGCACATTTCGCATCAGTCCAAACTGTTTCATCTTTTTCCATTTCTCAAATCATACTTCTTTATATAGTTATCAACAGTGGTTTTGCTCACTCCCAATTTCTTTGCAATATCTTTCAGGCGCATACCGCTGACAACAAGTTCCCTTACTTCTTCGACATCAACTGTTACCCGGTATCCTCCACCCTTCTTTTCAATCGCTGAAATAGAATTGAATAGTTTTCGCTTCTTCTCTGCATATTCAGGGGTAAGCTTATCTTTTGTTACATATATGACTGTACGACAGTCTATACGTAACGGGAAATGTTTAATACTTTTTCCCATGTTTATTTTCTCTCAATTCATTGTATCCATATTTATTCTGTTTTGAGCCATACGGCAGACGTCCAACCGCCGTATGGCAATATTTATTTCTTCATTAACCCAATGCGCTCTTTCAAAGTAAGAAGGTAGTCGTGCATCTGTACTTTTTGAACCTCCATTAAAGTAATCTGATTTTCACCAGCTATTTCAACAGCATCTTTTCGGCCAAGAAACAGGACTAACTTATTATGTTTGTCCATCAACTCATTATATTCGATATACATACGGTCAAGAGGAGTATCAGCTACCTTGTATGCCTTTTCAAATACATCTTTAGGCGACCAGCTTTCATATCCATATTCATAACGGACATGATAACCCTCATCGTCAAAATTTTCCGTTGACGGTTTTTCTCTAAGAAGATGTTTCCCCCACGCGTCACCTCTTGTCATAGGTTCTGCTTCAATCTGTTTTGTTCCAATATACTTTTTCATATAAATATGGATTTTACAAAGCCCGTCCAAGGCTATTTAATTTATTTCTCTTGTCGTAATTACTCATACGGGGGCATTTCCCGTCACATCGCATGTTCCACATACATATTACTTGCCATACTCGATATGAATGACTTTTTGTAGCATTGCCCACTGTAGGGGCTGTAATGCTTGCAGTGTTCCTGGTATTCTTTTCTATTCATGGTTAATGAACTAATTCAAATTCGTAAACAAATACATAAGGATTGGATTTCCATGTACCTTTGCCGGAGACTTTATCTATCAGTTCTGCGAATGCGTCACGAGGATCATTGTAGTCGGGTATATCTGCATTATGGAATGAATAAAAAGGAATATCCTTTTGTCCAGCATCCCATTTAAAAATTCCTTCTTTCAGGCAATCTTCATCGGAAATGTCTTGCAACCGCTGCATCCTCACCTTGGTTATGCGTATCCGGTGCGGCATGATGTCGGCGCGGACGAACATTTTGTTAGTCCAACCGGAGGCATCTTTAATGTGGGGATAATAGCCGGCTTCTTCCTGTAATGGCTCTTCGGGAGAATAGCCCAAATCTTTATAGGACTGCGCTATTGCGACAACTTCTCCTTCTTTATACTTCGGTTTTATCCACGGAGTATACTCTTCCGGATTATCCTTGTTCCTCCAACAATAAGCAAGCCACAAAGGGTGTTTTTCGGGTTCATCTTCCAAAAGAAGAACTGTAGGAAAGCATATCTCACTGTTTTTGTATGGTGGCTGAATGGCAGCCATCCTTCTTGTCTGCGTCTTCCGACCATCCAATACAGCCTGGGTTAGACTGTATTTATCATTGAACATTATCTTCTTCATTGCTGTTTCTCCTCTACTTTAAAAGATAATTTCTCAAGTTTCTCAATCTGCTTACGAAGAGAAGCGATTTTCCTAATCCTCATTTCTTCCGCCTTTTTCAAGGCTTCGGATTTATCGGTGAATGCGTTTTCCCCTATACGGAAGTAAGAACATAAACCATCAATTACATATTCTCTATCTTCAAATCTACTTCTAATAATATCCGCTTCTATCTCTTTAATGCCTGTTGTTAAAGCGTACTTTGTTATAAATACTTTTGCCATAGTTATAATCATTTATAAGGTTAAAGTGAATTAAGAGAGGCAGCGGACACGGGGCGAACCCAATTGCTAATGACCTGAAGGTTGCCGTTCCTATTACCGTAGCCCCAATAGAGAACAAAATTGCGTTTGTTTCCTTTTCTCGTAGAACACCAATACCAGTCATCTTTCACTGGTTGTTTTCCGCAGATAGCTAAGGCTGCATTTAGCATAGCCTTATGTTTATGCCCTAAGACACTCTCTTGTAGTGTAGGAATGTGCCAACTTAATCCACATAAATCCAATGCTATGACTTTCTCAGCAATTTCGCTTCCGGATGCAGCCAATGCTTTGGTATTACCTATTCCATCAGTATCCTTCATGCCTTCTTCTGTAGTTGGATATATCTTCCCTGTTTGCTCTTTCTCCCAATCAAGAAGAATATGAGTATTGTTACCCATATCTTCCGGATAGAAAAATAAAGCATTGCCATCATGGATAATAACTACACATTGTGCCTGTTCGTTTTCTTTATGCAGTCCCCAAAATTTAGGTTCTACAAAACTCTTGTTAGTGGTAAAGATGAATACACCATTACCTACATTTTCTTTTGTGTAAATTCCTTTGCTCATAATAGTTATATAAGTTTTAATGCTTCTTGTATCCCGGCTTCCAGTACTTCCTCGTAGCTTTTATAATGCACCAAAGGTCTGTTTGGCAATTCTATTATATCATGTTCCGGAATTGTCAGTATTCCATATACCCAATAGTCTCCGCGCATATAGAATATTTCAATATGCAGGTTCTTGGTTTCACGCAGCCACTTTTGGGCGATATACAATGTTGGGCACAAAAATTCAACTGATTCGTCATCTATTTCCATACAACACGACATACTTTGCGGAAGGTCATATTTTGTAATAACCTTATTACGGTCTATTAGGTGTTCACACTTCCAATTGAAACCTTTCTCTTTCAGCAGCTTCGCTGTCTCTAATGTTACAAGTTCTTCTGTCATAACTATATAAATAATGCGGTTATTGAAACAATAGTCATAATGAAAAAGATTAATGCAAAACATTTCCATATTTTTACAGTAGCCTTCAAACCATATTGCTGCTTATTAAACTCACTCATTGCATAATTCAAAGCCTCGTCTTTCAGTCCTTTAAACTTATTGTTCAAGAACTCGGTTATATCGTCTGCAATAGTATATTTCACCCTTTCCGATATGGATATTGGATAGCCCCTTTCGTCATAATTTATCTCATGCAGTAAATCATGATGAAAGAGATATGGCACGCCATTCACTTCATAAGAAACCCTTATTCCGCCCTCTTTGGTGTATCTCAAAAACATCTCTTCGGAAAGCTCCTTTATCCTTACCTCATTCAGTTCGGACTTTTCTTTCAGGCTATTAAAATATTCCTCGTCAACAATCACACAATTGTTTTCAAGTTTCATTACATGTGCTTTCATTCTTTTTCTTTAAAGTGTTCAATCAGTTCGTTTATGGTAGCCTTGTGAATGGCGTCCAAATTCACGTCAATATCATTGTAAGCCCAATAGGTAGAGAACTTGATTTCCGGACACAGAATCCATTTATCTCCATCCGTAAACCATTGGTTCTTGTCTGTATCATCCCTCAATGCAGCGATAGCCAAGAAAAGCTCTTCATTGGTTCCGCAATCAATTCTTCCTTTCTTGGTGACAGTATCTACATCATATATCACTCCATATAAATTACCATAAGACGTTATGATAGCCTTTCCCTCTTCGATACTTTTATGACTTCCCTTGCCATCATAATTATGTGCATCTAAAGTTGTATCACCAGAATTAAGGATTTCATATCCCAACTCTTCCAGTTTCTTTCTAAGTTCCTTTGTATTTTTGCGTATAAAGCACGGTGTTGTAAATCCCATAGTCATTCCTCCTTATCTATCTTAATATCTGTCACTTTGCCACGACACTTAAATTCATTATTTCTTGTCCCTGATTCCGAAGCTAAATCAATCCAACATAGGCACTCGTTTCCGAACTCACTTTGACATAAATCACGTAACGAACATTTTAAACAATCATTACGTTTCGTTTCTTTCAATTCATGCAGCACTCCGTCTATTATTATTCCGTTCTTTATTTCCATGGTTATTTCCCTTTCAATTTCTTTATTAGTGCATCGGCTGCTCTCAAGGAACCTATTGCAATATCATCATAAGTTTCACTGTCATCGTTTATTCCTAAAGCAATACAATACCCTTGCATAGCGGATTTTGCCAATTCATAACGCCTTTGCTCCCAATCAATAGTTTCAAAATTATCAAAGAAGTCGAGTTCTGACACTTTGAAATACCTACCTTTCACTAAGGCAGTCCCAACGTCGAATAAGCCTTCAACCTCTACAATCTCTCCAGTCTCTTTTATTCTCGCTTTCATTATTTACCCTCCTTTTCAACATATCCGTTTTTAATACACCAGCACAGCATCTCGTAGGCTGCATCCAATAGATTTCCGGAAACTTTAACGATGAATGGTTCAGACATGCTTTTTTGATAACTTATAGCCCAAGGACAAGCAAAAAGAGGCTTAACGCACAGCTTATACGTTATACAGAAGACATTTATGTATCGCGGCAGCTTATCGAGAATGTCCTGCAAAGTGTAAGTTTCATGATAATAGTCGTAATTCGTATCGGCATCCGGAGAGGTTACAACCATGTTGTCTGCATCTGATTCATTCCACTCGAAACACATGCTTCCATCGCTTGTATCCAACCCAAGCTCCTGCAAATGTTCCATCTGTTCGACTGATAATACATATTTTGATTTCATAATCATTGCTTTTTATTAGGTATTAAATCATCCAAATACGCCCATTCTTCAATGGCATCTTTGGAACACTCGTAATCATCGCACTCTTCATCGTCCCAGCACTGCTCTGTTACATTCCAATAGCGGACACCGTAACCAGTTCCAGTGCTTAATTTCCCATATACAAGGCATGGTATCTGCGGATAATGTTCATTTTCGTATTCTCCATGAGCTTGTGGCACTTCATCTTTGGTCTTATGCCACACGCTATTAATGCGCCATTCAGCACCAGCTATATAAGCCCGTTCTGTTACATCAAGTACTGCATCGCGAGCACCGGCATCATAATTATCTTCTTCAAAGTTTATCTCAAAATCGCTTGATTCCAATATCTTTTGGAGATAGTTGTAGGCTGCTTCTTCTACTGTCTGTTTCATAATCAATGACTTTTAATTTTCTTATATTTACCACACTTCTTGCAGAAATAGTGACGGACGGTGTACCAACTGCTATCACCCCAATCATCAACAACTTCAACTCTCCTCTCAAATAAGTATTCCCACTCGTGGCAACAGAACCATTTCTTTATAACGGCATCAATTAGGCGTTTCATAAACAATCGTTCTCCTTTACAATTCTACCATCGTCTAACAACGTGTATAGTTTACCCTTATATGCCAGAGCAAAACACCATTGGCGGGCACACTTCAAATACTGATGCAATTTGTATCTGTGCGGGTGTTTCTGCATCTTTTTTTCTATTCTTTTCTTCATGGCTAATTAGTTATACTCTAATTGTTTATCGAAAATCTTAATACATTCAAATAAATATTTTGCCACCGTTGGATTTACCGCATTGCCGATACTTCCAACTCTGTGTGACCAATCGGGAAACCCATCATCATTTCTAACAATGCTATGCGCTGGGATTTCAAGAATCCTTTTTGCGCAAGTATATCCGACACTCGTATCTGATGTCCACTGTTTAAATATCGAGTTAATGCTTCCACATTTGCAAACGTCGCCTTGTAATCCGATTTTGTTGGAGTAGGCAATAAGATAAAGTCTTTCCCTTTTGTGTGGGTATCCAAAAGCGTAGTTTGATATACATTGCCATTCCGCATTATACCCGATTTTGGAAAGGTCGCATAGGACTTGTTCGAGACCGGAAATAGTGAGAGCTGGCGAATTTTCAATGATGACGTATTTAGGTCTAACTTCCCATATAATTCGGTACATCTCACTCCACAACCCGGAGCGCTTTCCCTTAATACCTTCACGTTTTCCGGCAACACTGATGTCTTGACACGGAAATCCTCCACTAATGATGTCCACATATCGGAGTCCGGTTGTTTTTGTAATATCTGTGAATCTTTCTGCATGAGGAAATTTGTTTTTTAATATTTCACCTTGAAATTTTTCTATCTCACAATTCCACAAAGTGTCAATTCCTGCCATTTCGGCACCTAATTCAAAACCGCCAATGCCGCTAAACAGAGAGCCGTGTGTCAATTCGCTTTTCTTCATTTCCATAATTCAGAACCACTCTTCATTCGCTCCAACCTCTACCGAGAGCCAGTCCATGAGGAGGGATATAAGGTTATAAATAGGTTTCATTTCACTTGCTACCATTAATTCATCCATTTAACTATGGTATTACCTTTAAATCCTTTTTCCCATACATACCATGCGTATGCCACCGCGCTCCCGCCGCCAGCTCTCATTTTCTCAAACTCAGCGTTCTTTGCGCAAAGGATGCGGCTGCTCGACACATAGATGTTTTTGGGAGGAAAACGGGTGAATAGCGCCTTGCGTTCCTTACCCTCCATGAACTGAACTTTCAGGAACATGGCAACCTTGTTCCCTTCCGGTATGACGCTTAGAGCCTTGTACACAAATTCAAGAGCATACCTGTAAGGCGGGTTGGTGACTATATCACCGTTCCAAGACTGGTTCTCGATTGAAAGGAAGTCGAAAACCTCATTTCCGCATCGGTCTACCAGGTCGGAACTGCGGACATTATACCCGTGTTTCTCGAATACGCCTGACAAATGCTTCTGCCCACAGGCGCATTCCCATATATTATGAGAGAACTTTTCTTCTTTTAACAGAAGTTCTGCCGCTATCGGATCTGTAGCATAGAAATCTTCATTTTGGCGGTCCTTATCCGTGTGGTTGCTTGCTCCAAGAGTCCTAAATATTGAGTTAGAATTACCAACCTTGTATTTATCAGTATTCATTTTTTCACCTCCTTCGGTTTCCAGTCATTAGGTACTTTCGCCCATTCTCTGAAAGCACTGTCGAATCCGTCAAGGTCAGAGAACATATCCATCTTGGCAGTATCGGTGGTTACGAGGGTGGCAAACTCTTTGAAATACTTGTCGGCAACTCTAACAAAGTCGTTGTGCAGCTTCTTCAAGTTTCCAAGCAGAAGACCGTTTTCAGTCATTAAATCGCTCGCTTCTTCCACCAAACTGTTGGCTTCACAGTTCAGCAGGTGTGCAGCGGATAGCAACATGTTCATTCTGTCAATGCTACCATTGGCTACGGCGGCGTCAATTAGTTGTTTTCTTGGTTTCATAATCGTGTATAAATTATTTATTTCTTATTTGGATAAACCCTCGTTTTTCGCATTCACGAAGAAGCAACAAATCTTCTTCTTTAATTTCGCATGGCGTTTCGTGGTTGATGCTCATATACCGTGAAATTCCGAATTTCCTGCATATATCGTTATAGAAACGCTTTTGTCGACCTTTTGCCATCCAACAGATTGTTAGTTTCATACGTTTTACCCCTATTAAAACTCGCTTGGCTTCTTTTCCAGACCCTCGTATCTTTTTCTATTCAATTCAGCAATCAATTCATCCGACATCCTCAAGGCGTTGATGGCAGATTTGTCACCGGACAGTGCACGTTTTTTAAGTTCCTCCCGATATTCTTCGTAGAACATCCCATTGGTTGTTCTTTGCTCATCAGCCATGTGTGCTTTATGCTCATTCCATGACTGGCTATCAGCAATAACGCAACGTTCTTTGTTGTATTCACGTAACCAGCCCATAATAACTTGCCCGTCTATGCGGTTGTAACTTTCTCCATATTTCATTTTCATTGCATTTTTGAAACACAATTTGAAATCGTCAGTTTTCATGTAAGGGTATTCCTCAATGATTAAGTCTACGGTCATTGCAACCTGTGTGTCAGACATGGTATTAACCACATTGAAGAACGCCAAAGCGTCAGCAATTAAAATTACCAATATGGCTCTCGCCTGCGGCTCTCCGAGTTTTCTGATTATAGTCCCTATGGCCGGCTCATTGCTTAGAAATACATCCTCAACTTTTTTCGGGCGCAGAGTTTCGCAATATTTCTCCGGCGAGGTCTTTAAGACGACTAACCGATTCTCTTCTTGTGGTGACAGTATCAGTTCGTTTCCCATTATAATTTCCTTCCAATATTTTAGTAAAGTTTGCTTGTTTGAAAATCCAATCAAAGTCACATTTCCAATTGCGGTCATTAGCTCCCAGCAGAAATGGGGATTGAAGAATGAGATTGAAAACAGTCCTCACTGACTCTTTTCCATATTGGGCTATCCGGGCTTTTACAGCCTTTTTTCTCACATCGGTCATTGATTTTATCTGCTGGAGTCTATCTTTGAATGTGGAATTATAGTATTCCATCAATCCGCTGTAATCAATCTTTTCAGAAAGAGAGGGCGAAGAAAGCTTGTCTTTCTTTGATACTCCGTCAGGAGTATTTTCTTTCTTTTGCTGGGAAGATATATCTATATACTCTCTTTCTTCTTCTTTCTTTGTATTTGTGCCCTCCGTGTGCCCTGATTTTTGCAAAAGTTCGGATTGCGGCAGATTGTTGTTCACAGACTGTGCCCCAAGTTGTGCCCTTAGCTGTGCCCATTCGGACTGTAATTCTTTGATTTTCTTTTCAATATCTGTGCCCTTGCATGTGCCCTTACTTGTGCCCATTGGATTATATTCTTCATATTTACATAGGGTTATAAGGTTCATTCCCTGATTGCACTCAACAGTTATCATACCTTTTTTCTTAAGATGTACAAGAAAGGAACGCACTTTCTTTTCAGACCATTTCCAGCGTTGAGATAAAAATCTTATGGATGCAGGATATTGACCTCTTGAATAAGAGATTTCTCGACCTCCGATACTCTCCTTTCGGGGCGTTGCCTCAAATCGTGCAGACTGGATTAAGTCTAACCACGCTTCACAACTGCTAAAAGTACGGGCTTCATTCCACATTTCATTCGAGAAAAACCTGCGGCTTAGCCTCAAAAATCCTTCGTCCATAGTTTTAGAATCTCACGTTTGTTAATTGCCTTCCTTTCGAGTAAACTGCCCATTTCCCATTTCCGCTATCAAACAACCGTAAGTCCGACATCTCTCCGAAACGTTTGATATTACCGCATAAATCCACAATCCAGCCACATTCTTTGGAAGGATGCGGGCGGATGGCACGACCAACTATCTGATACCACATAGCAAGTGACATTGTAGGACGTGCCATAACGACCGTATCAAGTTCCGGATAGTCAAAGCCAGTCGTAAGTACACCCACATTAGCTACTACCGGAATTTCACCAGCCTTGAATGCTTCAAGTATCCTTTCGCGCTCACCTTTTGGGGTGTCACCCGAAACGATTGCGGCTCCGGGTATAGACCAGGTAAGCCGCTCCGCTTCTTTCAGAAAACGGGTAAATACCAAAATACCTTTCCGTTTTCCTCCAGCTTTGGGATTCATCAGCCTTTGGACGATATGAACGAGATAACCGTAGAAGTCTATCCGTTCATATTCTCTTTGAACTGACCTATCCGTATAGTCGGCACCAGTAGTATTTACTTTCAAGTTAAGTTCGTTCCATCCCGAAGGATTCATTGGATAGTAATTCAACTTCGCCAAATAGCCCATATCTAATAGGGTTGATACCTGTACATGATAAATGACCTCTGAAAAGACATGAGGCTTTGTCCGGGTGATAAATTTCAGCATAGAACCAAAGTCACGGCTGGAACTTAAACGATACGGTGTAGCTGTCAGCCCAAGAACCTTACACTTCACCGCATCAAAAAAATCTTTGTACATACCCTCTTTAGGGTTAACAAGGTGGCATTCGTCCACGATGATGTTCTTGAAGTGGGTGAACAGTTCGGGATGATTCTTCACACTGCCGATGGTGGCGAATGTTATCCGGCTTATTTCTTTTGAGTTAAAGGATGCAGAATAGATGCTGCAATCAAGAATACCGTATGAACAGAGTTTCTTGAAATTCTGTTCGAGTATTTCCTTCGAGGGCTGGAACACTAAGGTATGACCGTCAAGCCTTGCGGCTATATCCGCTATGATAAGCGACTTTCCACTGCCCGTAGGCAAGACCATGATGGCGTTTGTTTTCTTCGCCTTGTTGTTGAAGAAAGAAACGGCTGCATCAGAGGATTTCTGTTGGTAATCACGTAGCTGATAAGTCATAGACCTTTCTCCTTTCTAAGTTTCTTATTCAGTGCCTTGTAATACTTGATTAGCTGCTCGTACTCAAAATCAGACATCTTGGTATTTGATACAGCTTTCACTTTCAGCAAATCAAATTTCTGTTGACCTATTTTAGCAATTAGATTCACCCGATAGCCTTCAAGGTGGTCGGCACGGAAACGGTTGCAGTTGTGCATGGCATAGCCGTTAGCAATGAAAGTACGCGTATCCGTTTCCATCACGACAATCTCCTCTTTACCTATATATTTGATACTTTTCACTTTGGTATCATATTGAGATTTTAGTTTGCCAAGTTTTTCAATATCCACCTTTTCAATTTTATGCGGACGAACACGCATTAAAAATTGGAGCTTCTCTATGTTTGTACCTGTTATAAGAAATTGCCAAGATTGATACGTTTTTTTAAACGTGCCACGCCTATTTGAATCTTCCATCATCTGCCGACAAGTTTTATTATTTCCTGTGAACTTTTCAAGTAAGCGTTTTATTTCAGAGCAAATATCCATGTACTTCTCACATTGGGCTATACCGACACGAAAACCATAGCGTTTCGTCCCATCTGGATTAGAAATATTCTGTTGACAAATATGTCCGTCAGCATCAATCATTCCCGCAATCCATCCGCTTTCATAGGATTTTTCTTGTTGTATTACTTGAAATGGTTTACAGACAATGGTCGTAGTCCTATCTGTATGAGGTCCGGTCTTGTGCTTCCCATGAAGATTTACGCCATTAACCCACATTTCTTGTGTTTCAATCCATGTGTATGAAGTTCCTTGTCTTGCCCTTGCGAGCCATTTATGGTTAGCAGTTGTCTTCATTTTATCTCCATTCTCTAACTCTACCTCATACACATCTTGAATATCACGTTCTATGTGTGTAACCCTTCCAACCCTATATCTTCGTGAAGTTTTATAAATTACTTCTTCGTCAAAAGCAAATATTTCTTCACCAACACTAATTTCACCAAGCTGTTTCCATATAAAATCTTTCATTAAGACGAGAGAATCCGGTGTTAAACAGTGTCGGCATTCGGCATGGCAATTGTTTTCATCAAACCGTGTTGCCAAATGTGTACGACTGAAATAGTGCCCGCAGTCTGCTTGTGTAAACGGCTTTATCTGCCCGCACGAGATACATCTAAAATACCCGTTTGGCATTGCATCACGAAGCCGGATAAAAAGGGAGAACTCTTTATCAAGTTTCGCTTTTAAATCCGGCTTCTTCTTTACTGTTACCCCTGCTTTATCAAACAGAGGTAAAGGCTTGTCTTTCTTCTTGGCCTTTGTTCGTTTTATGTAGTATGGCATTATTTAAATCCCCATTCTTTCATGTAGTCAATGTTTTCAGGAAATCCCTCTACTGATTTAGGACTAAGGAATATTTTCTCACTCTTCAATGGAGTGCCTCCCCAAACAGTAGCAGGGCATTCTTCATATTCTTCTTTAGAAACTTCACTTACATTAAAATGGGGTTGGAAGCCATATCCCATTACGCTTTCCCCTAAGTAAGTACCAAACTTCTTTAAAGCCCATTGAAATGCAATATCTTTATATAGGTAATGTTTAGAAAACACAGCCACATATATTTTATGAGAGAAATTTCCTGTTTCTGTTAAGTCAGGATTACATCTGATACAGAAATACTTAATACGTGAAAGTATTTCTTCAACAAACCTTTCATGCTTTTCGCAATCTTCTTTCGTTAAGAACTCTTTCCCGTCATTTGCAATGTAAATAGTCTTGGTAATTTCTTTTGTTTCCATGCTGTTTTTTATTAAAGCCCCGAAGCGTATTCTCCGGGGCACAACCATTATTTACTAACCCTTGCCATTTATGTGTGGCTCACATTTATGAGGGGCGTAGGGGAATCGAACC